ATAGGTAAAACAAAAGAGTTTATGAATCTAATTAAAGAGGTGCGTAATGAGTACCCAGAAGATTCTATTGAAAGAAAGATACCAATATCTTTTGTAGCAACTGTAGCTGCTGCAGAAACAGGTAATTTTAATTTTGAAAATGCACCTACTGCAAAAGCTGCTAATAATTTTTTTGGTATGCATGCTAATGCTAACTATATGAAACAAAACCCAGATGGATACTTAACAACTACAGGTGGTGCTAATCTAAGAAAATTTACAGATAGTAAAGATAGTATTAGGGGATTTTTACAGCTAATTACGTCTGATGAAAGATATAAAAATGTTGTAGATTCTAGTAGTAAAGTTGAAGATATGTTTAAAGGTATGAGTCCTTATGCAACAAGAGAAGACTATACAGATTTTTTAGCAAACGTATACAAAGATAATATTAAACCTATAATAGAAACAGAAAATATGTTGGTTCCAAAGATAAAACCTATGTTCCAACAAATGAATAACTTAAAATAAAAAGGGGAGCCATAAAGACTCCCCCCAGGCAACACAAGACATCCAGAGTTTTTACTCTGGGTGTCTTTTTTTTTGGTCAACCAAAACTTTAAATTTTTTGTATGATTTGTTTAATATCATCTTGTAGTTTTTTCCCCACTGAGTTAGCATGATTAATTATAGCTGCACATAGATTAGCTTGATACGGAAAACCTTTAAGTGCATCTCTTATTTTACCTACAGGTTTCCCACCATAGTCAATAACTATAGCATTTTCTCTATTTAAACCTATCTTTAATTCAAATAATATACCAGTATACTTATCTAAATTATTTTTTTCCGACATCTTTTCCTCCATCAGAATTTACAGGTGTAAGTGTAGATAGAGAGTTCATTAATTTAACAACTTCACCATATGGTCTTGTCATTAAATATCTCATAATATCCATTAGTTGTTCTGAATTTATAAAATAAGTTCTAGGGGTAGTTTGTTGTGTCTTTGGTTTTTCTTCAGCCATTTGTCCTCCTATTAAAATGGTATATCATCATCCACTGGATAATGTTTTGTTAGTACTTCTATTTTTTCTTCAGCCGTAGCAATAATATCTAGTTGTTTATCTATCTCATGTACAAACTGTGGGTGCTCACCAATACCTACAGCTTTATCCATATATACTTGTATTGTAGCTTTTGCCACACTTATATCAGCTTCATATTTTTTTCTTAGTGCCTCTATAAACATATCACGCATTATTCTGCTCCTTTAAATTGGTAGTATTTATTTTCTATTAAGTCCATATCCTCTAGGTATGGATTGTTTACTTTACTAGAATATTCTCTAGCATCTCGTATGGTTTGGTTTAACGTTCTACCTTCACGCAAACAACCTGCAACAAAATCTTCTACTTCTAATAGTGCCTGTTTAACTTGACCCATTGCTAACCTCCTTAACTAATCTATTTAAATACCACTGACCTTTTTGCAAATCTTCTAATGGTTCACCTTTAAATTTATATCTCGCAACATATTTTAAAATATTACCTTTGAGATACCCATGAAACTCATCACCTGTCATGCAATCACGGATAACATCAATAGTTTCTTTTTTACCATGTAAGTAATGTGGTGGTGCATTTACATTATCACGCTTTACTTCATTCTCAAATGTTTTATCTTCGTCCATATTCTCTCCTAATAGTTTTAATATCAATTGTTTCTATATTATAATTACCATCTTTAACTTCTCTTTTAACTACTAGGCCACTCCACCACATATGCTGAGTATCTCTAGCAAAATGTTCTGCGTGACTTAAATAACAACCTGCAGATAGCCCATGCAACTTTTTACCATTTGGTAATGTAGATATAGCATAATCTAGTAAATGACTATGGCCTACTGTAGCAGAAACTTTGTGTTTTGTCAAGAGAGTTCTACCAATATTTTCTCCAGATATAGCTGATCCCATAATACCAGATGGGAAATGGTGAGAGTAATGGATACCATCAATAACTTTCATTTGTTTGTATGGTACTTCTTGCCAACCATATTGTTTAAATTTAAGATCACTAATTTTTAATGTACCATCTAGCTCTGGATTTTCATCTACAAATCTATCAATTCTATCTTCATGATTACCATGTAACATAATCTTTCTAGGTTTATGACTACCTAAACCTTTATTAAATAAAGATAATGCTTCATGTGAATGTTCCATATCTTTTTGATATCTCCTACCTTCAAAAGATTTTTTTGCTCTATCATAACTAGACAGAGAATCCATACTACAAAAATCACCCATACATATTACATGAGTAACTTTATAATCTGCTGCAAGTCTACCTGCCCACAGAAATCTATCATTGTTTGCTTTAGGTGTACAATGAGGGTCACCTATAACTAAGTGCGTTGCCATTAGTTTAACTCCTTATCTCGTTTCATTTTTAAGTATTCAAGAAAGTCAATAACATTAGATTCATCATCAAATTCTGCTACAGAACTAACGCTTAAATCTTTCTCGTTTTTCTTTTTATCTTCAGCGAATCCACGGAGTCCCCATAGAAACGTTGAATGGGGGTCGGCAGTTGCCATTTTTATCATGCCTCTAGCTATTGTAGAACATAATTCATATTGTTCGGTACTCATTTTAGATTTACTATCCATTATAATACCACAAGTAAAGCCTTTTTGCCAAGGACTAACTATAACCTTAACAGAATTTATTGCACTTATTTTTTCTTTTTTCATTTATACCAATACCTATCATAATTTTCTTTATTATATTCAATTACTTTATACTCATATCCTCTTTTCATACTTGACTTACCAAAGTGTTCTGCTTCTTTCTCATTATCAAATAATGTATTACTAAACATTTTATAATTTTTTTCTTTTTTATTTTTATACAGCACAAAATATAACATTATACAGAGTTGGTGAAGAATAGACCCCTCAAACTACTCCCCACCATTCCCTATGGTATCATCCTGTTTAGGATTTGTTACAGAAGTGTACCAAACCCATTTAGGATTTTTACCTTTAGACTGTTGTTGCGGTAGCAACTTCAGTCCACTCCCCCAACAAGGAAGTTTGTATGGGCAGTATGAACACACAAAGCCCAAAACTCTATTACCAGTAGGTTTACTTCTAAAAGTTTCTGGTATATCACTATAACATTTTTTAAAAGGCTTACTACTTTTTAATGCTTTAATATTTTCTTCAGCAGTTTTAATAGCTTTACTTTTATGTTCTTCTACAGATGCAGGTGTTTCACACACTGTCCATTCACCTGTAGATTTATTTATAACTATCCACCCACCAAACTTTTTGTTTTGACTTTCTCCATACAGAAATCCTTGTGACGCATAGCCAAAGGAATCATCTTTAACAACTTCGCTAAATCCACCTGCTTCTCCAAATTTTTTATCAAATGAATATGGCGATGCACTTTTAATATCCCAAACTTTGTTATCAATTTCAACATCTTGTCTACCTTCAATTGTGTTGTCATCAAATTTATATGTAACTTTTTTTTGTTCATTTTTAATATCTACTCCTGCGGACTTCATTATAAATAATGCTAATGCTTCTACTAAATCTCCAAATGTATTTCTCATTCTAATATTATAAGGTTGTCCTTCACCTTTTATACCTTTAGATTCCATCTGCAATTGACATAGTGGTCTTCCAACATTAGACATTCTTAATTCAAATTTAGTATTTCTTTCTTCTTCAAACTGTTTTAGTAAGGCGTTTTTACACGCCTCACCAAACTCCTGCACCAACTGTTTGTCTAGTTTGACAGGACCTTTAGATACTGAATCTAAATATTGCTGTACTTTTAATAATATATTATTCATTATTTAGACAGCACTTGTTCTGGCAACTCTTCATCCATATCTTCAACGATCTGGGCATCTATTTTATCAGAACCATTTGCTTTTTTAGTTTTAGCACTATTGTATGCATCTACAACTTCTGCATTTTCAGTATCAATAGACTCTTGAAACACCTTTAATGTTTCCATATCTGTATCAGATAATTGTAAATTAGCATCTGCATTTACAGTTATTTCTGGTACATAGAAAACATTTCCACCCTTCTTTTGTCTTTTAGTATCAAGAGAAAAAGTACAATTAAACATAAGTTTCTTTCGTTTTTTCAACTGATCTAAAGCAGCACTTACAGGCGAGAAAGCTGTTCCAGTTACTCTATACAGAACAGGTATATTTTCTATACTATGTTGATTACCTTGTGCAGTTTTACCATCTTTAAAAGATAATAAACCATATACAAGTTTGTAACATCTTATAGTTCTTTGTTGTTCTAACTGTTCTGGAGTAAGAGTTGACCTTTCTTTGAAAGGTATCTTACCACATTTAGTTCCACCTAGTATATCTATAGCCTCTTCTTTCCAGCTTTTAAATATAATAGATCTATTTATATACTCACCCTTCTCAGCATCATAGTGCATATATTGCATTGCACTTATGAATGGTCTTAATGTAACTGGTTTACCAAAAACATTTTGACCTATACTAGAATCATAAGTATAGAAGTGACCAACTGGTAATTGATTACCATCATCATCTTCTGGTGTACGATTGATTGCTAATCTTGGAATGTTATTTCCTAAATTAGAACCATCATCTTGCCCAATGGCTTGCATAATTTGCTCATCAGACATTCCTTTTATATTTACTAAGTTATTATCAGACATTTGTCCTCCATTTTAGTTGTAACTGTATATCATATTTTTGCATAATTGTCAAGTATTATTTTATAAAAGGATCAATAAAAAATCCTATTAATATATATACCATTATTAATCCAAATATACTCTCTAACATATTCTAGTCTCCCCATTTATTGTTTTAACATCTAACCCATCAGCATTTGCAAAGTATGTCCACTCTGAAAAAAACTCATGATTGTTATCAATGTATAAAGTAGTTGGCTCTATCATGCACTGATCTTTTAGTGCAGTGTATTCTAAATATGCAGAATATTGTTCATCAGAATATTCATCTAATGTTTCTAATGGTTCTATTTCTTTGGTCATGATACCTCCTTC